CGATGGAGAAGAAGGTGTGACGGAATCGAAAAACAAAACTTACATGGGTGTAGGTATGGGTAAAGCTAAATTTTCTTATGAAAAATCAAAGGGTGGTTTTGCTGACCACAAAAAAGTAGCACCTGAAGCAAAGAAATTTACTAAAGGAGAATTTAAAGAATCTCAAGAGGTTGATGAAATGGATTCGCCTGAAGTGGAAGAAGCTTCAAGAACTTATGGTAACGGAAGCAGAAACTTTCCTAAAAGAAAAGGTCTTCCAAAAATGAAGGTTGAACCTAACAAAGCTTTAGAAGAAGAAGTTAGAGTATTAAGATTGAAAAACGAAGAGTACAGAAAAGCTCTAAATATTTTTAGAGAAAAATTGAACGAAGTTGCGGTTTTCAATTCTAACTTGGCTTATGCTACAAGATTATTTACAGAACACACTACAACCAAACAAGAAAAAATAAACATTATGAGACGTTTTGATAACGTCGAAACAATCAAGGAATCAAAAAATCTTTATTCACAAATCAAAAATGAATTGGGAACTAAAGAAACTACAGTTGTTAAAGAATCTATCGTAGAAAACATTGATAGAACACCAACTAAAGGTTCTACAAACTTGGTTGAAAACAAGACATATGAGAATCCACAATTCTTAAGAATGAAGGATTTGATGTCAAAATTAACAAAATAAACTAAAAAAACAAAACAAATAAAAAAATGGGAGCATTATTAGAATCAGGTCTTGTTGGTAACATCGGTCTTAAGCACCTTAAGGTTATCAAAGAAGATACTATCGAGAAATGGAACAAGCTTGGGTTCCTTGAAGGGTTGAGAGGTCATGTTAAAGAAAACATCGCTCAACTTTATGAAAACCAGGCATCACACTTAATAAACGAAGCTGCTAGCACAGCATCAGACGGTTCTTTCGAAACGGTTGTATTCCCAATCGTAAGAAGAGTTTTCTCTAAATTGTTGGCTAACGACATCGTTTCTGTACAGGCTATGAACTTACCTATCGGTAAATTGTTCTACTTTGTACCTAAAATTCAGAACTATGAAACTGGTAACAATAACGGTTTCGACCCAACAAATGGTGGTCAACACTACGCACCTTATGGAGCACCAGGTGGACCATCTACTGTAGGTGCTGGTTATGAAACTGATTACAATACCAAGAATCTTTATGATAGATTCTATGAAGGTAACGAAGCAGCTCTTGACCCTCCAGGGTTATTCGACTACTCTAAAGGTCAATTCTCTGCGGTAACAGTAACTGCGTCAACACAGGTTTGGAATGGTTCAAATTTACAACAATCAGGATACCCAAGTTCAACTGAATTCAGAAAAGTTCTTATCGCACTTTCTGGTTTCCAATCAGCAGGTCAAGGTAAATTAGTTGGTCCTGATGGTAACGAACAAGACACTGAAGCTTTCTTGAGTGGATTGGAAGTTAAAGTAGTTACAAACGCAAGTGGTAACGCTTTCACAGGTACTTCAGCAGGTTCAACTTTAGGTACTGGTCCATTGTTGTTCAGAGTTGTAACTCAGAAATACGGTAAAGGTATCGTACAGTACGGTAGTCAGTCAACAGCTACTTGGGATACATTAGGTAACGGTGGAGCTTATGATAATATTTGTACTGCTGATGGTGTAATTTACTTGGAAATTGATACTCAGGTTCCTTGTTCAGTAGGTGCTAACTCATTGGACGGTTACTCAGGTTTCACAACTCAAGCACATCCAACAACTACACTTTATAACCAAGCTTTCAAATGTTCGTACAGAATATACAAAAACTTGGAATTCGAAGATGAAATTGGTGAAGTTTCATTTGACCTTGAATCAGTAACAGTTTCTGTAACTGAAAGAAAGCTTAGAGCTCAGTGGTCACCTGAATTAGCTCAAGACGTAGCAGCATTCCATAACATCGACGCTGAAGCTGAATTAACAGCTTTATTGTCTGAACAGGTTGCGGCTGAAATTGACAGAGAAATCTTGAGAGACTTGAGAAAAGGTGCGGCTTGGACTTTGAGATGGGACTACAACGGATGGAAAAGAGGTACTACTGCAAATCCATTAACTCAATACACACAAAAAGATTGGAAT